GACCTGACCAAAACTGCCACCACTCAAAATCACTCGGGAGGTGAAAATGAAAAAAGTATTACTAGCAGAAGCGAAAATAGTTTCGCTTCTGAGGCATCCAGCAAACTCTAAAAAGTTCCAAGTGGAGTTTGTGAAGCGTTCTACTGGTGAGGTTCGGATTATGAACGCCACCACTCAATACGAACAACATCTCAAAGGCGGTCAGTTGTCTTATGACCCCGTAGAAAAAAAGTTGTTGCCAGTTTGGGATTTAGACAAAGAAGCGTTTAGGTCAATACCACTAGACGCGGTTCTTGTAATCAGGGTCAAAGACACTGAATACGAAATAGTTTAGGGCAGAAACTCCACTCCCACCCCGCCAGCCTGCGAACTGCCCTCGCAGGCTGGCTTATAACAATTTGATAACAAGCCCAACTCAACAAAACTGTTATCAAATCGTTATAAAGCTGGCTCTGCTAATATGCAGCCAGCTTTATAACGATTTGATAACAGTTTTGTTGAGTTGGGCTTGTTATCAAATTGTTATAAAAGAGAGATTATTACGGTTTGATAACAACAGGTAATCAAATAGCGTAATAGGCTAGTTTAGAACTATCAGCAGGAGAGAGCCTGCTGGTCTGGCTAGGCAGACACCTAGCGCTTATCTGAGGAGTGTTTATCCTATGGGATTAGACATGTATTTAGAGGCTCGCAGGTATGTAAGCAAGCAAACTTACGACCACAGCGACCACAGCACTACCCCTGTTCCAGAGTATTCGCTTATTGCTAATACTATCTTTCCAGCCGACGCTGACAAGTTCAACGATTACGCTGGATTAGAGGTCAATCTCACAGTTGGCTATTGGCGCAAGGCTAACGCTATTCATGGCTGGTTTATCAAGAACTGCGCCAATGGCATAGATGACTGTCAGCAAGTTCCTGTCAGTCTATCTGAACTAACCAACCTGCTCACACTAGTAAGCGATTTGCTGAAAACCAAAGACGAGGCTAAGGCTATGGAGGAACTGCCTCCAACAGTCGGGTTCTTCTTTGGCACATACGACCTAGACGAGTGGTATTGGAATGATTTGGCTCACACCAAAGAAATCCTAGACCATGTCTTGCCTATGTATGACAACAGCACAAGTTTCTACTATCGAGCAAGTTGGTAGAACCTCTGGAGGCTGGGCAACCAGCCTCCAGCCCTTCGGGGCACCTCTCATAACAGTTTGATAACGGCCGACTCAACAAAAGCCGTTATCAAACTGTTATAAAGCATACTGCCGCTAGGCTTTGTATGCTTTATAACAGTTTGATAACGGCTTTTGTTGAGTTGATTACGATTTGATAACGACTAATAATCAAATAGAGAGATAACATACTATTTATTCATAGGCAGAAATAAATCTGTCTAATAACTAAGGAGAGATAAAAAATGGCAAAATACAAGATAAAAGCCGTTTATGAGTATGAGGGTGTTATTGAGGCAGATGACGAAAAGTCTGCCGAAAAGGTATTCCTCAAAGACCTAAACGATTACTACACCTCAACAGAGGAGTATGAGGCAGAGGAAGTCTGCGAGGACTGCGAGGGCGACCTTGACCTCGATGGCTCTTGCTTTGAGTGTCGTGATGACGAGGAGGAGGTGAAATAAATGGAACTAAACTTCAATGAACCTCCTGAACAACTCAGAGGCAGAAATGCGACAGGTGCTAACATTATGCGTGAGTTCTTAGATGAGTTAGCGAAACACCCGAACAGATGGGCAGAGTATCCTATGAAAATACGCTCATCAAGTTTCCACGCTCGTTATAGGCGAGCAAACCCAGAATACGAGTTTCGTATTGCTATAAATCAAATCACCGAAAAGGGTAAAGAATGGACCCTGTTCGTTAGATTCATTGGCGAGGAGTAGTTTTTCTCTCCCAGAAAACAACCTGAGTAAGTTGTAAAACTGCTCACCCCGCCCTAGCGTTCCTGCCCTGAACGCTAGGGCTTTTTTTTGCCAACTCAACAAACAGCTCACCAGCCAGCCAGACTGCGTTTCTGGCTGGTGAGCTGTTTGTTGAGTTGATAACGGTTTGATAACATTGCCTAATCAAATAGAGAGATACCTTAGTTTAGATACATAGGCAACAACGCCTATACAGAGAGAAAGAATAGTTATGAGTGAAGTATTAGAGTATGAAGTATCTAACAACTGCCGTTGTACTCAGTTTGATTATGAGAATGATTGCGAGGTACTAGATGATAAAGGCAACCCTGTACCAAGCGATTGGTGCAACGGTTGCTGGCAAGATGACATGTCTAACATTGACTATGACATGTTAGTACCATGGATACAGGCTAACGGAATCGAAGAGACTGATTGCCTGTACATCGGTGGAGACGGCATTGGCTGGCAGAGGCGTAGTGGATGGACTATTTCTGCACCGACCATAGATGACATAGTGGATAAACTATCGCTGAATGGCGACTTTACCCTCTATTTCAAGTATGACGGTAAAGACTTGACTGTCCGACGTTCAAGCCATGATGAGCCGACTGGTACAGGAGTTATGGTAATCCGTATCGCAACTGAGGATGAGGTTGAGGAATGGCGTAATAGATAAGGCTTCTCTCCCCCCCTGCTCCCCCCTGCTTACTGGCAGGGGGGAGTTTTTTTTGTTGAGTTGGCTTGCTTGCTTGCTGCTTTTGGCAGTAAAAGCAAGCAAGCCAACTCAACAACTTTATTACATTCTGATAACAACGCATAATCAAAGTTCATATTCCATTACCTTAGAAATAGGCAAGCAAAGGGCTTGCCACCGAGAGAAAGAGAACCAATGTTATCACTAGACGAAATCCGTAAAGAAATCGAAATCGACAAAGAGCACATTCTATCGAGTGTTTTCCCAGAGGACCAAGCGGGAGAGTATGCCGATAGTGCCGTGCCTATTTATTATCAGCAAATCGTTCAGGACTGGAACTCCCTAGACAGCGAGGACCAGAACAGGTTTAGCGAGATTACTGACCAATTCCCAGAGCGTATTGAGGACTTGATGAAACTTGACCTCTACCTGTATTACTTCAACGCCTACTCTATGGCAATCAACGAACTGCTAGAAAGCGAGGAGGTGAACTAATGGAATACAGAGTTCAGCAAAAGGCGACAATCTGGTATGAAACCAGAGTTCAAGCCAGTAGCCCAGAGGAAGCAATCGAAATCATTCAAGACCCCGAAACCAACATCGATTTAGATTGGTGGCAGGTCTTAGATTCTACCGAGTTCCAAGATGTATTTTGGTGGCAAGACCAAGACGAGAACGAGGGCGATTTCGGAATCGAATAAGTTTTCTCTCGCAACACCAGCCCCCTGCCAGTTTGTCCTACTGGCAGGGGGTTTTTTTGTTGAGTTGGAGGCTTTATTGCTTTTACTTACAGTGGCAATAAAGCCTCCAACTCAACAAGTTTATTACGGTTTGATAACAAGGCGTAATCAAATAGAGAGATAGATTAGTTTTATCTTGTGAGCAACAACGCTCACCTAAACGAAAGAGAGATGGCTATGGCTCACGCCTTAGAAATCAGTGGTAATGAGGTAGCGTTTGCCGTTAGAGGCGAACCTGCTTGGCATAAACTAGGTATGGTCTTTGATAAAGACCAGACCGTTACGACTAGCGAAATGCTAGAAATGGCTAAACTAAATAACTGGAATGTTCGGTTAGAGGATTTGGCTGTTCCAGAGGGCTACACTAACTCGGCTAGTAATCAGTTAGTAGTTCGTGATAACCCATTTACTAACACGCCAGAGGTTCTTAGCGTGGTTGGTGACCGCTATAAAGTAGTTCAAAACGAGGAACTGTTCGCCTTTGGTGACGGAATCCTTGACGGTGGCGCAACTTGGGAATCAGCGGGCTCTATCAAGGGTGGCAGACAGATTTTCGGTTCGCTATCTGTTCCTCGGGAGTTTATCCTAGACCCAGAGGGCGCTAACGACAAGACTGTTACATACTTGCTCGTTCATACATCTCACGATGGTTCTACTGCTGTTTCGGCTAGTATTACCCCAGTTAGAGTTGTTTGCCAGAACACGCTAAATGTTGCTCTAAAGAACACTAAACAGAGTTTCAAGATTCGCCACACCGCTACTGTTGGTGGTCGTATTGACGAGGCTCGCAGAGTTCTAGGTCTAACCTATGACCATTTAGACAACTTTGAAACAGTTGCCAGAGAACTATTTGAAACCTCTATGACTGACGCCCAGTTCAACGAAATCGTAAAAGCGATTTACCCAGAACCAGAATCGGGTTCTGCCAAAGTTGCCCAGACTCGTTGGTCTAATAAGGTTGATTTACTAAATGACCTCTGGACAACTAGCGTAACCAATGCGAACATCAAGAATACTGCGTGGGGTGCTCTAAACGCTATGACTGAACGCATAGATTACTTTAGAACTGCTCGCAAAGACGGTGAGGCTCTAATCGGTGGTGCCTCTGGGTTTGACCCAGTTGTAAATGCCGAAAAGAACAGAATCCTCGGTGCTGTTCTGGAGTTCGCTAGGGCATAACTAAACCAGCAAGCCCCTCTGCCAATAGGCAGGGGGGTTTTGCTGTATCTGGCTTGTTGAGTTGGGGGCTTATTGCTTATCAGCTTTAGGCTGATAAATAAGCAATAAGCCCCCAACTCAACAACTTTATTACGATTTGATAACGGAGAGAGAGATTAGGTTACAGTTTGATAACAACGAGTAATCAAATCTTTATTTCTGCTTGAATAGAACCTGTAACACCCCATAGTCAAATAAAGGAAAGGAAAACTATGGAAAACCAAGAGAACCAAGAAACACAAGAACCAAACGAAAAGCCAGAACTTACTGTTGAGCAGAAGTTACAGCAAATCGTTATCTTCCCACACAACCTACTAGAAGTGTCGGAAATCCCTGTAAAGCCTATGCTGGACATCTTAGAACTAGAAGTTCAGGGTAAGGGTTACTGGGGTGAGCCAGTTGCCGAGCAGGTGACTATCCGTCAAGAAATCGTGAAACTAAACAAGATTATTGAGGATACCAAGTCAAGCCTAGACATTTCTAGGCAACTCCACTCTAAACTAGCCAACCAAGTTAGCGACCTAACTGACTACCTAGACGAGAACTGGAACAGCATTGACGAGGAAGTTCGTGAGAAACTTTGCGACATCTTTGGCATTGACGAGGAAGTCACGAAGTATGTGACTATCAAGATAGAGGGAAGTGTTGAGGTCAAAGCCCCTAGAGGTTATGACTGGGACAGCGTTTATGACGACATAAACTACGACCTATCTCTCTCCTACTCTGGTGACCTAGAGGAAGTCGGTTACGGATTTGATGGAACTGATTTCTCTGCCGAGGCAGACTAAATAAACTTGGCGGGCTAGTTTCCAAGGGCTAGCCCGCCAACCAAGCCAGACTGGTTCTCTGGCAAGCCCCCCGATAAACCTGCCCTGTGAGGTGGCTCGGGGGGCTTTTTTATACCAAGTTTGTTGAGTTGGCAGATTTGCTTGCGTGTTTATAGCAAAAGCAAGCAAATCTGCCAACTCAACAAGTTTATTAGGCTAGTGTAACGATTTGGTAACAGCCTGTAATCAAAGGTAGAAAGAGAGTATCGTAAGACCATAGCAAATCCTAAACAGAAAGAGAGAACCAAATGCTATACGAGGCACTAACTAAAAAGACTGATACCACCTACGAACTAACATCTGTTCCTTGCCCAGACTGTTCTAGTCAAGTAACCATTGAGATAGACGGAACTAGTGTGTATCTAGATAATCAAGGCGAGTTGATACAAAACACCCTGCCTGAACAAGCACCAGAAGTCAGAGAACGCTTTGTGTCTGGTATTTGTGGCGACTGCTGGAAAAGCCTTTTTGGCGTGGTAGATGATGAGTAAAGCCTATTATGCTCTAATCACGCTAAATACAGATAACATAGAGGCAGATAGCGTGGCAGAAGTAAATGCCAAAATCAACGACCTTATTGACCAACTAGGCTCGGTAAATACCGAAGTCAGTTGGGACAATGTAGACTGGGTTATCTTAGAGGATAGCCCTACACAGACTTATTAGGATAAGCCTAGTAAGACACATAACTAAATAGAAAAAGCCCCCACAGCCAACCCCTTTCGTTTTTCCTAACTAACTATCGGCTGTGGGGGCTTTTTTGTATCTGGCTTGTTGAGTTGGCAACTATTCGGCTATAAGGCTGCTTTTACGGGACCTGCCCGAATAGCCGAATAGTTGCCAACTCAACAAGTTTGGGGAGTTATCGTTATCAAATCGTTACCAAATCGTTATCAAAAATCTTGCGTAAAGAGAGAGAGCAGGTGTATTATCGTATTACATTTCACAGAAAGGAAATGATTATGCCGAACTGGGCTAGTAGCACAGTCACTATTAGTGGTGACTACAAAACAATACAAGAAATCAAAACACGCCTATCCACGCCTTATCCGTCTGTATGGAACGGAACTAAAGACTGGAACGGAGAGATTATCAACAGCACTGTTACTGGAGATTTTCTTTGTTGGAACATAATAAAACCAGATAATCTTGACCTTTACCTAGAAAAAGAGGATAAAGCGTTTCAGGAAATCGTCAGAGAGAATAATCTAAATGAGTTAGATACGAGAACTGACGAGGAAAAACTAGCCAGTCTTAGTATGGAATCCATAACAGCCGAAGTTATAGAGAAAATGGCTACTGGTATGGGCTGGTATGAGTGGAACTGTCGCAACTGGGGAACTAAGTGGGAAACCAGTGGAGATAGCAGTATGCTAGAAAGCGAACTACCTAACCTAGAGGGTGGAACTACCTTAGTTTATCGTATTACTTCGGCTTGGTCACCACCAGCAGAGGCTCTGGAAAACCTTGCTAAACAATACCCTAACATCTCAATAAGCCTAGTAAGCATTGACGAGAACGACTGTTTCGCTTGCGAGGGCGAGTGGTCAAATGGCGTGGGTGATGTTTATGATGTGGAAATCACTCACGAACTAGGTATGGAACTGCGTGATTACTGTAACCTAGAGTGTTGTAACGACTATGGTGATGATGATGAGTAGGCACAAATACAGACCAAACCTAAATCAACGCCTTATTCGCACACTTAGCAGGATTATTATAGCGTTATCTATTTTACAAGCCAAACTTATTAGGAAAGGAAACTAAAATGGCTAAAAAAGTAACACCTTACGACTGGTTCGTAATCAGATACACCGATTTAGGCTATAAGTCTATGAACGACTTTGCTGATAGGAAAGGCTTTCATAAATCAAGCCTATCAAGATACTTCCGTATGGAACGCAGTATGCCAGCATACTACCTAGTAGCGTTATGCTATGCTTTAGAGGTAACTCCAAACGAGTTGCTCACGGCTATTGGTGAGTATAAACCTCGTAAAGCATAACTAACCTAGCGAGTTCTGCCCTAACTCGCTATCGCAGGGACAAGGGTTCTTCCTTTCTGTCCCTTGTCCCAAGCCCCCCAGCCACCTCTCTCACGGCTGGGGGGCTTTTTTATACCAAACTTGTTGAGTTGGAAGCCCTTTGCCCTAGCCGGCCGGACGGACGGAACCGCTGCTACAGCAGTAAGGGCAAAGGGCTTCCAACTCAACAAGCTTATTATGAAATCGTTATGAAATTGTTACCAAAATTGCTTGACAAAGAGAGAGAGATAGTGTAAGAGAGAGAGTCGGCTGGGGCGTTTATAACGATTTGGTTACGGTTATTGCTATATAGAGAGAGATATGGTATATGACCAAGCCCGTTTCGGCTACTGCCTAATAAGCCTATTGAGTGTGTAGGGATAACGCCAGACTAGGCTACTGGTGGCTGGTTGGTAAGTTACTAAGAGAGAGGGAGAGAGAGAGAGAGAGAGTTTATAGCATAGAC